GGTCTTGATTGAAGGGATACGGCGCATGGTGTTTACCTCAAGCGAGAGAATCGGAAACGTGGAAAAGCTGGCCGTGCTCTGCATCATCCCAAGGGGTAATGAATGCGCACGTGGCACCAGAACGGGAGTCGTACCTATCGCATCCAACGGAGCGAAAACCTAAGCCGGAGTCACGATTAACGCGGATCAAGGCGCCACGGGCGGATGAGGCCCGGACTTTGTGGCGGGTAACCCAAGAATAATTGGCCTCACCGCCGAATGTGTCCGTGATTTCAACGAAATAGTGCATGGCTTGGTTCTCCTTATGTTGCGATGGTGTTAATTGGACGAAAGACCGTTCACGAAAAAATATTCCACGTCAGACGCTGATGGCAGATTCCCGGACACTGGCTGGTTGTCAGGCCCGTAAACCATCCAGCCGCGCATGGTTGCGCGCAGAGTGAACTGCTTACCACTGGGCGCGCTGATAACGCATCCATCGGCCACATGGCCGCGCATGGTGTGAAACTGGTCGGTGGTGGTGTGCATGGCTTGGTTCTCCTAAGTGCGCCACACCGTGTAGCGCATGAGTGCATCATCGGCCCTTGCGTGGCCCTTGTCACTAGGGACAAACCCTCATGTATAAACGTACAGTGTGAGCCCTGGTGCGGGTCCGGAGCCCGCCCGCAGTGAGCGTAGCGAACAGCAGTCCTATTGCTTTCCCCCTCCGTTCCCCTATACTGTATAGAACCACAGTAGGACAAAAACCTATGAAGCTAAGCCGTAAGACCATAGAGCAAGGTCTCAACGATCTACCCATGAGTGCCATTCTCGGTAAGCAAGTCTCCGACTCACTGACACCCAAGCAAAGGGACTTTGCCCGCAAGGTTGCACAAGGTAAGAGCAAAGCCCAAGCCTACCGTGAAGCGTTCAATCCAAACCCTGCACCGTCAACCCTGGTGACAACACCCTATAAGGTGGCAGCCGACCCTAGAGTGCAGCGCGAGATTGAAGCCTATGCACTGGCAATTGAAGCCGAGAAACACCGCACCCCTGCAGCGCTTCGTTCTTTAGTGATCCAAGGTCTAGTACAAGTGGCGCTAGACGCAGATACAAAAGACTCCGTGAAGGTCCAAGCACTAAAGACATTGGGCACGGTCACGGAGGTGGCTGCGTTCACCGAGAGACGCGAGCAGAAAATTATCACTAGCTCCGATGATGCCCGTGCCCGCGTCATGCAGGAACTAAGGGGCATCCTCACTGCGCAAGCCAGCGATGCCACAGTGATAGAGGCGGATGCCGACTCACTGCTGCAGGAACTGAGCGTTAAATTTAACGCTGCAGCCGAGGGAAACGAGACGGCGCAGGACGCAGACCCACCCACCGGGCACCCCCCCGATGGCGCAGCAGGAGTCCCGCGCCCTTAAACATACTATTCCACACGAACCATCCCCGCCTCGCGTCCATTCCATCCCATGTCACCCACCGTTAAATTTAACGCTCCCCTGCCATTAAATTTAACGGTAGCCAGACCCCACCCCCTCGATCTGGCGACACCCCCCGGTCAGTCTTTGTACAAAAAGTGGTGGGGGGGTAGCAAAAAATTTGGGACTAAATTTTGGTGCCGTTAAATTTAACGGATGACATAAACTGGTTTAACAAACGTGGCTAAGTCTATGATTTGTAACGGTTTTTTGCTTGTTGTGGTGTTAAGGTGTGGGCTTGATGCTTAACGTGCCGTTAAATTTAACGGAAGTAAAGTAACGCTTTAAGAGTGTGCGCTAAGTTGTTGATTTGTAATGGAAAACGTCAAGAAGTGGCGCACGAAGAAGGTGTTGCAGAGTCCTCTGAGGAAGGTGTACGGGTCCAAGGAGGAGGTATTGGAGATGGGGATGACTGAGGCTCAGAAGGAAGTGTTTTTGGCTATAGATGTGTGGTGGTGCCGGTTTGGGTACGGGCCGAGCTTGAGGAATATTTGTGAGTTGAGGGGTAAGCCTGGGCTTGGAAGTACGAAGAAGATCGTGGACAGGTTGGTTAAGCTAGGTGCTCTCAAGCGGGTTGAGGGGATGGGGAGGTCTGTGCGGCCGACGTACATCTCATTCCGGGGGATGGAATGAAGCTGGATGATCTAGTAGCGAGCCTGTCTCCTGCGGATCAGGAGAAGCTGTTACAGCAAGTACAAGATTACAAAGATGCTGTGGACAGGGAAAAGTGCCAGAAGAGCTTCATGGCGTACGTGAAGAAGATGTGGCCGGGGTTCATTCACGGAAGACACCATGCGGTGATGGCTAAGAAGTTTGAGGAGATTGCGGAAGGTAAGTTGAAAAGGCTGATCATAAATTTGGGGCCTCGGCATACGAAGAGCCAGTTTGCTTCGTACTTGCTTCCAAGCTGGTTCCTTGGGAGGTTCCCGCACAAGAAAGTGATTCAGGCGTCTAACACTGCTGATCTGGCGGTGAACTTTGGCCGGCAGGTTCGTAACTTGGTGGGGTCAGAGGAGTACGCCAGAATTTTTCCTGGCGTTGCGCTACGGCAAGACTCCAAATCTGCTGGCCGATGGGCTACAAGCAAAAACGGCGAATACTTTGCTATCGGCGTTGGTGGAACCATGACGGGTAAGGGTGCGGACCTGTTGATCATTGACGATCCGCACTCGGAACAGGAGGCTGCTTTAGCCGCTGGCAGGCCTGAGGTTTATGACTCCGTGTTTGAGTGGTACTCATCTGGCCCGCGTCAGCGTCTCCAGCCGGGTGGGGCTATTGTGGTTGTTATGACCAGATGGTCCAAGTCGGACCTGACAGGCAGGATATTGAAGACCGCTGGCGAGCTAGGAAAAGAAGACGAGTGGGAAGTCATTGAACTTCCAGCGATCATGCCTTCGGGTAAACCCTTATGGCCTGAGTTTTGGTCGTATGAGGAACTGTCTGCTCTAAGGGATGAACTCCCACCGGGTAAGTGGAACGCTCAGTACCAACAGAATCCCACCGCCGAAGAAGGAGCTATTGTCAAAAGAGAGTGGTGGAAAATTTGGGAGAAGGAGAAGCCTCCTTCATGTGAGTTCATCATCCAGTCTTGGGACACTGCCTTTACTAAGGGTGAGAGAAACGACTACTCTGCGTGTACTACGTGGGGTGTGTTCAACATGAACGAAGATGAAAATGACGTAAATATCATCTTGTTGGACTGTTTTCAGAAGCGGATGGAGTTCCCTGAACTAAAAGAAAAAGCACTTGCTCACTATAGAGAGTGGGAACCTGATGCTTTCATCGTGGAGGCCAAAGCTGCAGGTGCTCCGCTAATCTTTGAACTGCGGGCTATGGGCATTCCGGTGTCTGAGTACACCCCAAGTAGAGGGAATGACAAGTTTGTCCGTATCAATTCTGTGGCAGACCTGTTCCAATCGGGTAAAGTCTGGGCTCCAGACACCCGGTGGGCTAGAGAACTCATCGAAAACATGGCCGCTTTTCCCAACGCACCCCATGATGATGACGTAGACAGTGCTGTTCAGGCCCTGATCCGCTTCCGGCAGGGTGGTTTTCTGCGTCTACAGACAGACGAACAGGACGAAATGCGGTCTTTCAAGCGAAAAGTCGCTTTCTACTAAGGATTTGACATGGACAAACTTGACCCGCAAACGCTAGAACTGCTCTTGCGGTCTATGGGTTCACCATCCGGTTTAAAAGAGCTACCCACTAAAGGACTTCCAGCAAATACTGCCGGAATTGCAGATCTTCTTCCATATGAAAAGTCAACACTTCGTGGCACAAACACACAAGGTTTTGTAGTTTCCGATCCTAGACTGTCGCAAACTGAACGCAATCGTGGCGCTGTAGGGGCTATGTTTGTAGCGCCAGAGTCAAAGCCTGAAGTTTTTTCGCATGAAGCCGAACACTTGATGGCGAAGAAGCAGCTTGGGCACCCGTCGGCAATTAATGAAAAATTTGATGAGCTAGTAAAAGATCCTAAAGCACGCGGCGCGTTTGTTATGGCCGCAATGGATGCTGCACCATACCTAAAAGAAAAGTATGGTATTTCAAACGCTTACTTTGACCCAAAAATTTTGAAGAACAACCCAGCGCCAGTTGCGCTATACGAACAGTTGGCATCACTTGCTGCCGCAGAATACACACTTGGCGTAGACTTGACCAAAGATCCGCAGTTGCGGAAAACGCTTTTCAAAGATCCCGCCGTGCGTGAGACCTACAGCGCCGTCACGGGCCTGCGCCAAACGCGCCTTGACCCTCGTGACATTCCGCCTTATACCCGTGTACCAGAGCCAAAAGCAAAGTCTCTACTTGACAAAGCGCGAGGATCATTGCGCATGGCTCAAGGCGGCGAAACAAAATTGATTTAAGGATCAAAAATTATGGCAACGAACATTTCTCCCGAAATGATGCCCCTTGACATGGGTGTTATGACCGAAGAACCGGCTTTGGAGATTGAAATTGAAGATCCTGAGAGCGTAAAAATTGGGATTGACGGGGTTGAGATTGAACTGATGCCGGAACCTGAGACTGCGGACACATTCGACGCAAATCTTGCGGAGTACATGGACGAAGGTGAGCTTCAAACCCTGGCTTCTGAGTTGATTGACCTCGTAGATGCGGACATCAACAGTCGCAAAGACTGGACAGATATGTTTGTCAAGGGTCTAGAAGTCCTTGGCATGAAGTACGAGGAGCGTACTGAGCCGTGGAACGGTGCTTGTGGGGTGTATTCACCGCTTTTGACTGAAGCCGCGATCCGTTTTCAGTCAGAGATGATCACTGAGACCTTCCCTGCTCAAGGTCCGGTCAAAACTCAGATCATTGGAGCGGTTGACAGACTCAAGGAAGAGGCGGCAGAGCGGGTTCGTGATGACATGAACTACATGCTGACCGAGCGGATGATTGACTACAGGTCCGAGCATGAGCGGATGCTGTACTCCCTTGGCCTTTCTGGTGCTGCTTTCAAGAAGATCTACCCGAACCCGAGCACGGAACTGCCTGCTGCCCCGTTTGTACCGGCTGAAGACCTTGTGATGCCGTATGGGGCGTCAAATGTGTACACAGCAGAGCGTGTGACTCATGTCATGCGCAAAACTGAAAACGAGATCAAGAAACTACAGGTAGCAGGTTTCTACAAAGACGTAGAACTGGGTGAACCTGTCAGGTTTTTCACTGACATTGAGAAGAAAAAAGCCGAAGAGCAAGGGTATACCCTTACCGATGATGATCGGTATCAGGTATTGGAGATTCACGTAGACTGGGACATGCCGGGGTACGAAGATGAAGTTCCTTTGCCGTATGTGGTCACGGTCGAAAGAGGAACCAACACCGTCCTGGCCATCCGACGAAACTGGAACGAAGACGACGACAAGAAACTCAAGCGACAACACTTCGTCCAGTACACGTATATTCCTGGCTTTGGCGCTTATGGTCTGGGTTATATCCACCTTATTGGTGGTTATGCTCGCGCTGGCACTTCCATCATCCGACAACTTGTAGACGCTGGCACCCTGTCAAATTTGCCCGGTGGTCTGAAAAGCCGGGGATTACGAATCAAGGGCGACGACACGCCTATCGCTCCGGGCGAGTTCAGGGATGTGGATATTCCTTCGGGGAGTGTGCGTGACAACATAATGCCGCTTCCGTACAAGGAGCCTAGCCAAGTTTTGGCGGCTTTGCTCCAGTCAATTACTGAAGACGGACGGAGGCTTGCGTCGGTAGCGGACCTCAAGGTCAGCGATATGAGCGCCCAGGCTCCTGTTGGGACAACGCTGGCAATTTTGGAGCGGCAACTCAAGACAATGAGTGCTGTCCAGGCGCGGGTTCACGCTTCGCTTCGGATGGAGTTCAAGCTCCTCAAGGGCATCATTCGGGATTTCCTGCCTGCGGACTATTCCTACACGCCGGAGGGTGGTGATCGGTCGGTCAAGCAATCTGACTACGACCTTGTTGAAGTGATTCCGGTCAGTGATCCAAACGCCGCCACGATGGCGCAGCGGATCATGCAGTACCAAGCCGCACTTCAACTGGCTCAAGGTGCCCCACAAATTTACGATCTTCCTCAGCTTCACCGGCAGATGCTTGAGGTGTTGGGTATTAAGAACGCCGAGCGGTTGGTAGCAGTTCCGGAGGATCAGAAGCCCCAAGACCCGGTGACGGAAAACATGAACGTCCTGAGGGGCAAGCCTCTCAAAGCGTTTGCGTATCAAGACCATGATGCGCACTTGATGACGCATCAGTCGTTTATGCAAGATCCTAAGGTTATGTCTACTGTAGGACAGAACCCAATGGCTCAAGGGATGATGGCCGCACTCATGGCGCACATTGCAGAACATGCTGCGTTTGCATACCGGGCTCAGGTTGAGATGGCTTTGGGTGTACCTCTTCCTACGCTGGATGAAGAGTCCAACGCCCCGATTGCACCTGAAGATGAGAAGGCGCTGGCTCCGCTGATTGCCGCAGCCGCTCAGAGGACGATGGTGCAGAACCAAGCAATGGCCGCGCAACAACAGGCACAGCAGCAAGCACAAGACCCTGCATTGCAGATGCAGCAGGCGGAACTTCAGTTGAAGCAAGCCGAGATGCAGCGCAAGGCCCAGAACGACCAGATGGATTTCCAGATCGCGCAAGGAAAGCTGCAACTGGAGCAGCAGCGCCTTGCATTGGAAGCCCAAAAAGGGCAGGGCGAAGACCCTCGTATGAAAGCCATGAAGGCTCAACAAGAACTTCAGCAGAAGGAACAGATTCACCAACAAAAGATGAGGCAGCAAGTCCAGTCCGATGCGATCAAAACTCGGCAGCAGATGATGCGAACTCAACAAAATAAGGAGTAACCATGACTACTGCGTTTGACGTAGTTATCAAAGAACTGGAAGAGCGCCGCGAAACCATCGCGCAGGCGCTTATCTCAGGTGCGGCAAAAGATTTTGCCGAGTACAAATTCATGACGGGTGAAATCCAGGGTCTTTCACGCGCTCATGCTTTCATAACCGACCTTGTGCGAAAGATGGAAAACGACGATGAGTGAACTACTCCTAAGCGACGGCCAAAACACAACCGTGTTGCCGCAAACCGACGAGGAAAAGGCCCGGCAAGTGCCTGATCCTGTGACCTACCACTTGCTCTGCGTTCTGCCCAAAGCGGAAGAAGCGTACGAAAGCGGTCTGGTCAAAGCAGGGCAGACCATGCACTTTGAAGAAGTGTTGAGTCCAGTTCTGTATGTCGCCAAGATGGGGCCAG